AACTCAATATTTGTCAGGTGAATATGGTTGGGAGACTAAAATTCAGAAGCCAAAAATGCTTCGTGAGATTGCAAATGATGATTTGACTCCCAAAAAACATGATTTTTATCATCAAAATGAAATTCATAAAAAAATTCGCAATGATGAGGACTATGATGACTGGGGATATGGAACTGAACCTCTTTATGAATCCAAAAATCCTTAATAAATAAGGTAGAATTATAGTATTCTATGCCTTTAGAAAGGGTTAGTCAAGGGTTTAAAGACATTAGTATGACTTTTCAGATCAACCCTCTGAATAGTGATTTGATCGCACTCAAAAATGAAAGTGCAATCGCTCGTTCGGTGAGAAATATTGTCTTTACTATCCCTGGAGAGAAGTTTTTTGATGAATCTTTCGGTTCAAACATTAGTAGATCACTATTTGAAAATATTGATGACATTACAGCGTCTATTATTGTTGATGAAGTTAGACAATCCATTCGAAATTTTGAACCAAGAGTCAATTTATTAGATGTCCAGGCTTTTCCTGATTTTGAGAATAACTCTTTTGATTTGACTATCATTTATGAAATCATTGGAGCAGACATTCCAGCACAACAACTACAATTCGTTTTGCAATCAACTAGGTAAAAATGCCATTAGTCAATTTTGCTAATCTGGATTTTAATCAGATTAAGACAACACTTAGAGATTACTTAAAATCTAACTCTAATTTCACTGATTACGACTTTGAGGGGTCTAATCTCTCCACGATTCTTGATGTTCTGGCATACAACACTTATATCACCTCATATAATGCAAATATGGTTGCAAATGAAGTGTTTATTGATAGTGCTACACTTCGAGAAAATGTTGTTGCGCTTGCAAGAAATATTGGTTATGTTCCTAAGTCAAAAAAAGCAGCGAGAGCATCCGTCAGTTTCTTTATTGATACTACAAATATTACACCTCCACCATCTACAATCACTCTTAAAAAAGGTCCAGTCGCCACGACATCTGGAGCTTTTGGAAATCAATCTTTTGTTTTTTCAATTCTAGAAGATGTTACTGCCCCTGTTATTAATGGAATTGTATCCTTCGATGATCTTAAAATTTATGAGGGCAATTTATTAATATCAAACTTTACTTACACTACAAGAAACCCAAATCAAAGATTTATACTCCCAAACGCCGGCATTGATACTGATTTAATTTCTGTTAACGTAAAATCGAATGAAACCTCAACATCTCAAGTAAATTATGTTTTACAAGATAGTTTATTTGAAGTAAAATCAAATTCTAATGTTTATTATCTTCAAGAGATTGAGGATGAAAGATATGAATTACTGTTTGGTGATGGTATATTTGGAAAAAAATTAGAAGAAGGAAACTATATCACTGCAAACTACATCGTGACGAATGGAGATAGCGCAAATGGAATAAGTCAATTTACATTTGCGGGTAGACTCACCTATACTAGAAATTCTATTGAATATACTGTTACCTCTGGTATTTCTCTACTCACGACCGGTTTAATCGCATCAGGTGGAGAACAGATTGAGTCTGTTGATTCAATTAAAAAGTTTGCACCTCGTATATATGCATCTCAAAACAGAGTTTTAACCGCAGACGACTACGAAACTCTTATACCAGCAAAAATTTATCAAGAAACAGAATCAATTTCTGTTTTTGGTGGGGAAGAACTTATACCTCCACAATATGGAAAAGTGTTTATTAGCATCAAACCAAGAACTGGAGATTTTATTCCAAATTTAATTAAAGAAAATATTAAACTTAAACTCAAAAAATATGCAGTTGCAGGAATTGTGCCAGAAATTCTTGATTTAAAATATCTTTATTTGGAAGTTAATTCAAAAGTTTATTATAATACCAATTTAGCTCCCTCCTCAGAGTATGTTTCCGCAGTCGTTCAAAATAATGCATCTCAATATTCAGAATCATCGGAACTAAACAAATACGGTGCTAGATTTAAATATAGTAAGTTTTTAAAAATTATTGATAGTAGTCATGAATCTGTGACTTCGAATATCACCACAATTCAAATGAGAAGAGATATAAGAGTAACATTAAATACTTTTGCAGAATATCAAATTGGATTTGGAAATGAATTTCATATTAAGAATATGAGTGGTTATAATATCAAATCAAGTGCTTTTAGAATCGCAGGAATTCAACAGAATGTTTACCTATCTGATTTACCAGATACAAATAGACTGGCTGGATCTCTCTTCTTTTTTACAGTTCCATCACCAAATTCTACAAGTCCAACAGTCATAAGAAGAAATGTTGGAAAAATTGACTATAAAAAAGGGATTATAACTTTAAATCCAGTTAACATTCAAGCAGGAAAAATAAAAGATGGACAAACAATCATAGAAATTTCAACCTCTCCGCTTTCTAATGACGTTGTAGGATTGCAGGATTTATATTTACAACTAGATATTAGTAATAGTATTTTTGATATGGTTGTAGACAACATTTCATCTGGACTAGATCCATCAGCATCCACTTACATATCATCTTCAAGTTATGCAAACGGACTTCTTGTTCGTCCTGGGGGATTAGTAGAACCATCTACAGTCGTAACTGGTGGAACTGGAACTGGAACTCCAACAACATCAACCACATCAACTGTATCAACCACATCAACTCCATCTGTGGCCGCTGGAACTTACTCGGCACCAACATCATCATCTGGTTCATCTGGTTCATCTGGTTCATCTGGTTCATCTGGATACTAATCAAGAATAAAATAATAAAATGTCAGAGAAAAGAATTCAATTTAGCAATGTAGTTCAAAATCAACTTCCCTCTTATGTTAGGGAGGAATTCCCTTTAATATCAGAATTTTTAAAACAATACTACATCTCTCAAGAATTTCAGGGAGCTCCAATTGATCTTATCAATAATATTGATCAGTATGTTAAATTAAATGAAACAACGAATTTATCAGATAGTGTAATATTATCAAATGATCTAGAGTTCGGATCTACAACAATCAGTGTTGATCTACGTCAATCTCCAAGCGGAACTAAAGGATTTCCAAGTTCATATGGACTTTTAAAGATTAATGATGAAATTATTACATATACTGGAATCACAACCAGTAGTTTCACTGGATGCATTAGAGGTTTTAGTGGTATAACGACTTATATTACTAATACCAAACCAGAAGAATTAACGTTTTCATCTTCAAATTCTGCAGAACACCAGGGTAGTGAGTATAGTTCAAGCAATAATTTAGTTAAAAAAGGAGATGAGATAAAAAATCTAAGTGTTTTATTTTTAAAAGAATTTTTGATTAAATTAAAAAAACAATTTTTACCAGGATTAGAGAATAGAACGTTAACAAGTCAACTTAATCAAAATCTTTTTATAAAGCAGTCTAAAGATTTTTACTCAACTAGAGGAACTGATAGATCTTTTGAAATTTTATTTAAATCACTGTATAACGAAGATGTAAAGGTTGTTAGACCCAGCGATTATCTTTTTACTCCCTCAGCCGCAAATTATCAGGTTGTAAAAAATCTAGTTGTAGAGGCAATAGAGGGGGATCCACTAAAACTCGAAAATAATACGTTAAGACAAAATCAATACGGTAATTTATTTACAAATGCATATGCACCAATAGGGAATATTGTAAAAAATGTCTCTGGGTTGGGTCAAACGTATTACACTTTAAGTTTTGATGCTGGATATAATAAAAGTGCAGGCGTTGATGGAGCAATCTATGGAGCATTCTCTGTTCATCCAAAAACAAAATTAATCGGAACTATAAGTGCTGGTGCCACAAAAACTTATGGTGTAACAAATAGTGGATCAGGCAATTATGTTTTTACTGGTGATGCCATTGGAAGTAATCCAACCCTCAGTGTGATAGTGGGAGATGTTTTAGTATTCAATGTAAACGCATCTGGACACCCATTTAGAATAAAAACAACTAACACCACAGGAACTAGTAATAATGTTATCACTGGGACTTTGACAAATAATGGAGCACAGGTTGGAACTATCTCTTGGAATACCAGTGGAGTAGTGCCTGGCACCTATTATTATGTCTGTCAGAATCATACCTCTATGCGAGGAGAAATTCTAGTATCTGCTGGACCAACGACATTGGATGTTGATTCCACTGTCGGATTTGGAAACACAGGGGAACTTTATGTTACCTTTAATGATAATACTAACGGGGTGGTTGCTTACACTTCAAAGTCATTGAATCAGTTTTATGGGTGCTCTGGTATCACTAAAACAATTTTAGATAAATCAAGTATCGGGATAAACACCTATGTATATGGTGAGTATTTTTCAACTGAGAATGTGGGCACACGATCTGCAGTTAAAACTAAAAATATAGTAAAACTTAGAATTAACTCTGTTATACGAGATCTGCAAATACCAATAGAAAGTTATTACTATGATTCAGATGACACTATTCTAGTCAAAACTTTAGGGTCAAGAGCAAGGGACTTTTTATCTAAAAATTGGTTTTATAACGTAGCATCAAAATACGAAGTAGATACTATAAGTTTATTTGATATTTCAGATAACACATACAGAATAAACTTAAAAACTAATCACTATCTTAAAATAGGTGATGAAATTTTTATCACAGGCACAGACTTAATTGATAAAAATTCAATCATAACAGATATTTTATCGGAAAAATCAATTTTAATTAAAGGGCAGGGTCCTTTATCTACGAGTGTTAGCTACACAGTTAAAAGAAAAATTTTGAAAGTAAAATCAAATACTTTTACCGCATCTAATTTCTCAACAAACGTTCAAAATGTTTATCTAAATCAATCTGAAACATCTGATACAAAACCAAATAAAGTTTTAATATCTTCTCCATCAATACCGTCTTATTTTGGACAACCAATTGATACAAAAGATAGATCTGTTACTTTTAGTGGAACTTTTTCTGGAGAATTTCTAACAATTACAAATCATGGTTTTTATACAGGGGATCAAATTTATTATGCACCCAAAAGGATAAATGCAAATTACATTAATCTCTCTGGTGTGGTATCAACGGGTGTAGTGATCAAAACATCATTATTTTACAGTCTTGATTCTAAAAATGATTCTGGAAAAACAGTTAATCCTCCTGAAGGGATATTCGTGGTTACTGGTGTTGTGGATGGTGAAGAAGTTTCTAATAGAAAACCTCCAAGTGAAGGATTGTATTATGTAAAGAGAATTGATGCCAATACTATTAAATTAGCAAAAACTAAAGATGGTATTTTAAATTCTAATTTTATATCAATAGGTAGCACTAATGTAGTTGACTCTGATATTCGTCCATATAATTTTAGATCAAAAACATTAAAACCACAAAAACTTTTACGTGAAATCAGCGATCCAATATTAGATGGAAAATCTTATGAAACAAAACCGGGGTTTAACGGAATATTAGTAAATGGAGTTGAAATCCTTAACTATAAATCATCAGATACAATTTATTATGGAAAATTAGAAACAATTGATATATCAGCACCAGGATTTGGTTATGATATAATTAATCCTCCAAACTTACTTATTTCTGATAATGTTGGAACAGGAGCAACGGGGTATGTATCGGTAATTGGTTCACTTCAAGAAATCAGAATTTTAGATTCTGGTTTTGATTATATT